AATAAAGACGAGTTTCAACTTGTGAATTCTCCTTTGTTAGTCTTGATTTGTGTGCTTTACATTTGATAATATTTCCAACAACCTCCGTACCATCTTTTTCCTTCTTCTTTGATAGATATATAATTGTTGATGAAGCGTATTTGAGTCCACTTCCACCTCCCATTTCTTTTGTGGGAATATAACTTCCGATTACATCATATGTATGATTGGTAACCAGCATTGGGACATTTGCTTTACCTAATTTGAGGGTAAGCACACGAAACGCACCTTTAATAAGTTGAGATTTTGTCATATCACGAACTGCCTTATCATTCGCAACGTCCTGAACTTCCTTCATGGATGAAAGCATACCTAGAGAATCCAGAACAAACATCATGGGTTGACGGTCTGCTACATCTTGTTCCATATACTTGTCAAGGATACGGCACGACTGAGTACGAAATTCTTCGATAGTTGATACAGGCACAATCATCATACGATCAGATGGAATGCCACGATCTTCAATCATCTGCCGAGAAATAGCAGACTCAGATTCAAAATAAATTACTCCAGCATCGGGATTTGACTCAAGGAAATGCTGAACAATCCCAAGACAAAAGAAAGTCTTGCCAGTAGAAGACTCACCAGCGATAGCCGTGATCTTGTTTGAGGGGACACCTCCGTAGATTGAACCGCTAACCAAAGCATTGAAAATGTAGCTACCAGTATCAATGTAATCAGCAGTGTCTCCTGCTGCGACACCCTCACTAACAAGTCCTGCATACTCATTACCAATCTCCTTTGCTACTTCTTTTAAGAAACTCACTCTTTAACCTCTAGTAAAGTTGTAATGTAATTAGAACGTTTCATGGCACGTTCAAACCATTCTGCTTCCTTGTGATCATTGAATACTTTTTCTTCTCTAGGAGAGAAACCAAAAGCACTCTGGTATGTCACGACAAATTTTTTGTTGTTCATCCGAATAGAAATTCTAGGTTTGCTACTTTTTCAGGTTGCCATCCAATAACATCCATGATTACTTTGATCGGGTCAAGGAAACTCTTTCCAAATTGTAGATCATAGTCCACCTGTTTGTCAAGTCCAAACTCCTTCGGGAATGTATTCAGATAACTGATTACATTCTCCCCGATTTTGTTGGGTGTTTTTAGATACACAAACTTGATCTTTTCTCCATCTTGAATCAAGGGATACTTGTGAGTAAGTTTGTTTTTCTTGTTATGGAAGTTATACAGCAGTGCTCCTCTGACATGAATGGGTGTGCCTTTGCTATAGATGGTCGATGGGTTCGACCACTTATTTATGCCATTGCAACCACGAGGGAAAGAGATATCTTCAATCGGCAATGATGAAAACTTGTCTCGGAAATCTGCAATAAACTTTTGTGCTGCTTCTTCGTTTTGATTCATGATCACCACCAAACAATCCTTAATAGATGTCCTACAAGCAGCAGGAGTAGAGGACTTAACTGCCTCAATGCCCATCATCTTCAGTTTTGGTTTGTCGTAACGGACACCCTCACTGTCCCAGACATTAAGGATGTATCGTTTCTTTGCGGTCCAGATTCCTTTCTCAGCAATGTTCTCTCGCTTCATGAACATCTTCTGTTCATAGGCACCAACATACGATGCTAGTTCTTGATAGGATTTGTCGATGAAGGGTTCGATGCGGTCTTTACAGGCGGCATCAAGGAAGTTGACGATCCTCTCTTTAGAAACGTCCTTACCATCAAATACTGAGCGAACAAGTAGATCAAGACAGACGTAGATACTGTCAGTATCGGAAGCAATAACATAATCGTGATCCTCTGTTTTAAGTAGTTTGTTTAGATATTGATTTACTTTCCCCTCAATCCATCTAATCGAGACTTGCCCGCTAAGAGTAATCGCCTCAGCATTTGCAAGATTGTAGTATCGAAAGTATTGGT